CCGACAGCGATATATGCATCAAGACTTTGGCCGAATATCTGGAGAACAGGAATCGACACCAGGAACAGACAAATGATTATCGTTTTGTGAATAGCTTTCAAGTCGTTCATTGATGATCCTTCTTTTAATTTGTCTAGGAGGAAAGGGGGAGAGCCTTTCCCTGCCAGCCTCTCCCCCAACATATACACGTATTGCTACTAATCGAATTCAGAGATATCGACCGTTGCGGAGCGCGCCTTTTTCTTTTGCGCTGGTGTAGCAGGGCTAACGGATTGCTGTTCCGCTTCCTTCAGGCCAACGCCATCCGTCGAATCTGCATCGGAGTCCGTTACCGGTTCCGTCACTGATGAGCGGTTCTCCGTCGTTGGGGCAAGCGCTTGGTGGGACGGACTCTCTTTGTCGCTTGACGTCTTCTCTTTCCCTGAGGATCGAGATGAGCTGGTACCAACTGATTGCAACTCACCCCCAAGCATCGGCCTGCCTCGCAGGGTCGAACTCATTCCGGCTACTTCGTCTTCGGTATAGCTATCAGAGGTTCCGGTTGAAACCTCCTGAGCCTTGGTGCTCTTAGCCATTGGAATACTCCTAGGCGTTGGGCTGCGCCAGCAGATCAGCGCGACGCGCGATCTTCAAGCCGGACATGATGTAGAAACCAGAAACCAATTGCACGTTGGCAACCGTGGCAGCGATGTTGAAACTGACCCACTCGAAACCGGCGCTGAGTGACGGAGCCTCAACCTCAACGACAGCAAGCAATTCAACCTCTGCCCACGTGTCGACCGATGCCGTACCAGCAGCCGCTTGAGTGGCGCGCGTCCATGTCTCGTCACCATCAAGCACGGTTTCGGCTTTGTAGTAGAACTCATCGATCACAGCAAGCGTTGCCGAAGTGCCACCGGTTGCCGCTGTGTGTTCCTGAACGGTGATCACGGGGTCAGCGCCAGCAGTACCAGCACCCTTGAAGAGCACCAATGCTATTGACTCATAGTTACGCATGTGGACACGGTGACCCGTTGCCGCATCAGAGGTGTTGAAATCAACGGGAGTGAAAGCGCTCCCGATATCGAAAACGTTGCCTAGGCCTTTCATTATTTGACATCCTCCTTTGCCGCTGTCTCTTCGTCGGTCACCGGGGGCTGAATACGGGCAGGCTCAATGCCAAGCTCGGAGAGCAGCTGAGACAAGGCATCCTGTGCCTCAGCGTGGGTCTTGTATCCTTCCGCAAGGACGCTGTTCGCCGCTGTCTGCCTTGACATGTGGTGAATCACTTTCCACGTACGAACCAACTGCGCATCGTCTTCCGCTTTGACAGCGAAAATGCTTCCGCTCTCAAGGTCCTCAATCTTGTTCTCATCGATTTGCAACCACAGTCCCATGATTTAATTCTCCTGTTCCTAGGCCGTGGTCAGCTTGACGAAGGGGGAAAGTGTGTTGGTAGAACCGTTCTGCGGCGTGATTGCCGACGTGAGCCACGGACGACCGTCAAGGCGCTCGATCACACGGAAGGCGGTAACGTCGTTCTGGAAACGGAAATCCTCACTCTGTCGCGCGCTCATGGCCTGACGATCGCCAATGAGATAGAACCCGAAATCAACAAGGTTGATGTCACCACGGGTACCGAGCGCACGCGCTTTCTCAGACACGATGACCGGAAGCCCAAGGATAGAAAGCGGGGTAGGTCCGCTACCCGATGGGAATCCACCGCCACCCAAGAGAATCGGGACAGTCGAGCCGGTAAATACCATGTTGATAAGCGCTGCCACGGTGTCAGGAGACACAACCCACACAGCACGGTCAAGCGACTGAGGCAGCATACGAATGTACATGTTCACGATGTCGGCCCAAACAACCGTTCCCGAGCTTGCGCCGGTACGGTCAACATCGACAGCAGCAGGTGCGTTCAGGAAGCCAAGAGGCTCGCCAACTCCACCGCCCACGAAGAATGCAACATCCTCGAACCAGGCGATTGCCTCAGGGAAGATGTCGCCAATGAAAGCTTCCATGCTCGGCTGAGCGTCCCGAATCAATTCGTTCGGAACCTCTGTGTAGAGCACGAGCTTGTTAGCTTTCAGCTCGATCCGGCCGAAGCGCGGCTGAGACTCCGTGAGGGTCGCGCCTTCCTCCGTCCAGTAGCCCACCACGCCGCCATAGACGCTCGAAACGTTGGAGGTGCTATCCACGGTGGGGAACGGGACAGTCAGGCTGTCCATGGGGATTACACGGGCACGAGAACGCACGATCGCACGCTCTAGCGCAATGCGCAGCAACTCCGCGCGGAGGATCTCCGGAATGAGAAAGCCACCATCGGAAGGCCTGACCGAACTCAAATCATTCTTGAGTGTTTCGAGCTTGCGCGATGTGTCAGCGTTCTTGTGACCATGCTCCGAAATCGTGTGAAGGAAATCGGTTGCCGACGCGAACATGCTGTCATGGCGCGCGCCGAGTGCTTTCTTGTTGTAGAGCGTGTTCGGCCGGATACGAGAGCGAGCGTTGGGGTTGTCGAGATTGAGCCGCTTGGCAACCGCATCAGTGTCATTTTGGTTCTCGCGCAACCACTCGATCATGAATGCTTCAGTCTGCTCTTTCGACTGGTTCATGATGCCAGGGTCACGAGCAAGCCGAGCGTTGATTGAATTCTCAATCCATTCAGCGTGCTTCTCAGGGTCAGCCCACATTTCCTTGAGTGCCGCTTTATCCATCAGGATCTCGCGGACTTCCTCGCTGTTGTGGGCAACGGGAATTGCTTTCGGCATCGGGTTACCTTCCTGCTAGTGCACGCTGATACGTAGCGTGGATTCTGTCGAACTCATCATCGTTGCTGCGCTTCGCGGTACCCCGATGCGCAAGCGGGCTAGGAGCCTTGTCTCTCCCAGTGAACTTGTATCCACGGTTAGACATCACGTGACGCTTAGCCATTAGCAGCGCCAAGGCTTTTGCTTCCTCTTCCTCTTCCTCTGGCGTTTCCTCCTCAGGCATTTCTTCCTCAGAGTCAACGTCAATAGGCGAGTCTTTCTCTTCCTCTTCGGTTGGATCTACTCCGGCTTCCTCAAGCGCTTGCTTGACTTGACGCGTGTAGACTGAATCCGCAAGGCCTAGCTCTACTGCCTCATTGGCAAACATCCAAGTCTCAGCGAGCATCAGCGCGCGCCAGTCCTGAGCTGTTTTGTCTCGGCCACGTTCGGCGTAGATTGACGCGATGTTGTCCGACTGCATATCGAGCCACTTGGCTAGCTCGCGCAACTCCTTTGCATTGCCAAGCTCGGCTGACATCGCGTCGTGAATCATTAGCTGGGAACCAACCATCATCTCAATGGAGTCTCCCGCCATCGCCACAACGCTCGCAGCGCTTGCCGCCATGGAATCGATTCGGGTGGTCACGTTCGCCGGATGCTGCACTAGCGCGTTGTAAATAGCGATCGAGTCAACAACACTTCCACCAGGTGAGTTGATCCGAACCATGATGTTTTCGGCTTTGATACCCTGGAGATCCTGAATGAATTCATTCGCATCAACTCCGAAGGAACCGCCGATTTCGTCATAGATGAAGACTTCGGCTGTTGCATCATCGCTCTCACTCGTTTCCGCTTGATTCTTGATGTGATACCACGGCAGTTTGAGTCCCGTGATGTCATTGGCCAGTGCCGGATGCACTGCTTTCAATCTGTTCAGCAGCTTAGCCTTGTGGCCGTTCATACGCCGGAAGCTGTATGTCACTTCCCCTCCTTCCTAGACTCGAATCTTTGTGCGTTGCTTTGGTGTCGGCAATGGCATTGCCGCTGTCTCTTTATCTTCGTCCCCTTCATCATCAGGAGTCTCATACACGGGGGTTGGGATTCCAACCCAACGCATCCTAGGAAGTCCCATCGCGTCTGATGCGTCGTCAGGGTGATAGCCCGAGAGAACCAATTTGTTGACGCCTGCTGTCTGGCTGTTCCGTTCCCTGTCAACGTCTTCATGGTTCACAGGGGTTGGGTCATCGTGGTCCAACTCAAGTGATTTACCATTGGCGAACTGAGGCAATAGGAACGTATTGATTTGAGACTTCCACCGTGCCAAGCGCGGTATCGTGTGGTTCTCAGCCAAGATCTCTTTACCCGCCTGAGAGTTGGCGCGGTTGACGTCATCGACAGTTCCAAGCATGGGCTTGGGGAAGGCGAACGCCTCACGGATCAGCTCACGCGGGAGGTTGCGTAGCTCAATGAATTGCATGTCCGTCATGCTGAAATTGGTTTCGACCCATTTCGCATTTTCCAGCACGGCGACACGGTGAGCGTTGGCAACGCCTTGGTGCTGTTGCCGCCAACGAGCTATGAACTCATTAAATTCCTTGTCCTCCATGCGGTAATCAATTTCGATGATTCCGCCTGGCCT